TAGTTGGCATCGGATACGTTTTAATGATGTATTGACCCGCACGATACCAATGCGTTGCCGTACCGGTTGATGTCTCAAATGACAAATTAAATGCCCGTAGGTTAGGTTCAGCGCAATGCACTAAGGCTGTAGCGCCGACAAATACAGACATCGGAAACCACATCTTACTTGCATCATTAATTCCAGTCGCTGTTGGTACGTAAGCGCCATCAAGGGTGACTTCAGCAAGATTAATAATCCCATTGGCTTGCGTGATTGTTGCCTTGGCTGGAACGTAAATGCAGGTTCGGCTACATTCATTTACTGCTTCATTAATGTAATCAGTAATTGTTGCATCTGACTGTGTGGTGACACCGCCACTGCCTGTGCCAACCTCACCTACCGATGTGTCGGTAGCCTCATTAAGAAGTCGTTTCGTTTCTGCAATTAAAACAGTAAGCGTAGCCATTAGACTGTTCTCCTTCCATATGTTGCAGCAAACGATTCTACAAAACCAACTCGTTGCTCAAACTCCGCTTTAAAAGCAGCAATAGTATCAGCATCTTTCATCTGCAACGCTCTCATGTAAAGCGTTCCAAATACAAGACAGTCATGGGCTACTTCTGGAAGCGGACATTCATGTGTATCTACAAGTGTTACTGGCGCACCATTGATGTCGTATTGCCATACACTTCCGGGCTGACAATATCCTTCAATTATCAAGCCATCTGTAACTGCTGCAGTTGGCGCTGGTTTGATACCAATTTTATTCATTGCATACAGGATTGCTGTATCAACACCAGTGTTGCCATTTTCTCTATATTCATCTACACGTCTATCAGAAAAGTCCATTAACTTAAGACGTTTATAATCTCCTGTGTCAAGCAGGAAGACACCCCTGATGCGATAAACATCAGGGGCGCAATATTCGGACTGATTTGCAACCAAGTCGAGATACCTTCTGCCAAATAGGCAGTCGGTCCTACGGGCTATTTGATTGGCGGTCTCAATGATAATGTATTCCAAGCCAAAAGGGTCTTGGTCGGCTTTGCTACCAAAATGGTGCAATCCTAGCATTCTTACTTTTTGCTTGATATCGCCTAATGTCATTGAGACTCACCTTTATCATTAACCAGCAGTCTGTACGCCGTCACGTCCAACGGAAATAAAAGCGTTAGTGATGGTGACTGTACCGGTGGATGCAACACTTCCATGAAGTGTCAACACGGAGATGCGCAGCCATGGTTTAGCAGTATCAATCACCTGCAGGTTGACACGCTTTGTGCCAGTCGCTGAACATTGGAATCCACCAGAAACCGCAGTCCAGTCAGTGCCAGCAGCACCAGCAACATCAGAGGCTGCTTCAACAACAACCTGAATCTGACTGCCCGTACCAATTGTAAGTGCCTGTGCAATAGTTGCCTGCACGTAGTACTCGCAACCCATGTTTCCAGTGAGAGTTGACGAGCCAGACCCCGCAGTTTCTGTACCCGGTGGAACTGGACCGCCGGTTGCTGAATAAAATGTCGAACCACCCACGTTAAGGGCGTTAGACGATTGGCGGTTCCATGTGTTCAAAGCACCAGAAAGAGTAATAACACCACTCGATGGCACTACAAATACTAAACGGTTATCTCTAGCCATATTTTCCTACCTTTCTGAGACTACGCAATAGCCTCAACCTTAAGGCGTCCAATGGCACGTGTATGTGGAACCCACAAACCTACGCCCCAATCGAATACCACGTTGTGCATAATGCCATTCTCTTTGCTGAGTCCGAGGTACTCAGGTTTGAATGGTCCAGACTGCCAACCTTGGACATACCCTGTTCCATAGCGAACCGCATAGATATGAGTAGACTTTGATGCAACCGGTCCAGCAAGGTTGTTAGCAATAATTGGCGTAGTACCATCAGACTTACGACCAACAGTGCGAACCGTAGCGGATTTATACTTTTCCACCGGACGGTCAAAACTGTCCATCGTGACATCGAAACCAGCGCCAATACCCATAGTACGGATTGCAAATTCAATCTGACGTTTTGCAAATTCGTTCATGTACAAGACTACGCCATTGCCATCTGGGGCGTTCATGTTGTCAAGCAACTCCTGAATTGCTGCAAACAAACCATTTGAAAGAGCAGCGGTAATGGAGCCAGACTTCAATGTAGCCTGAGTCGTTGGGACAGAGATATCCATTTCTGAAGGAATATCAAAGTCTGCGAAGTTATCAAGACGATAGCCAAGACCCGGAAAACAGTCAACAGTGCCAGTAACCGGCGAGTTGTTGATGAATTTATCGTTGAAATCATAGGCAAAACCTTCGAGGAAGATTTGCACCTGTGCTTCAATTGGGTCGATGATGTTCTGTGGCTGTGCCATCAACACCTTGTCAACAAGAATCTTGTTGCGTACGAGATACATATTTTCTTCGTACGACTTTGGACGTCCCTTGACTGGTACTGGCTCGGAGTTAACACCGGTCCAGTTTGGTGCAGGGATGTTGCTGTTCAGGTAGCGCATACCTACCTGCTTGAGCGATGGGGAAGTGTAGAGAGGAATATCCTTCAGGGCATTCCACGTCTGATGAAGTGATTTTGTAATTTCCTTGACAACCGGGTCGTTGCTGATTGCTGCGTAGTCCGCCAGCGTCAAGGCACCGTTAAAGTCGATAGCCATTTAGTGACTCCTTACCTGTTGATACCTAACAGTTGCGAAAGGGTTGACCTTCCACCACCTGTCGTATTTCCTGCCTGTACATTCGGGGCTGTGGTCCCACCACTTGCTGGTGTAGGCAATGAACGGTTTGTAGTAACCTGTTTTGTGACTTCACTCTTCAAGGACCTTTGAAGTTGCTCAATTTGTGATGCCACCAACTTGATTGCCTCAGATGGCTGTATTCCCCTATCAATCAACGTGTCAACCATCTGGGTTGCCTGTTGTGCTGCTGGATACTGAGAAAACGCCTTCTGTTTTTCGTTCTGCACCATGTACGTCCGAGCCTCAGCAATTGCTTGTCGATAGCGGAATGCTTCTAGTTCGGCTTCCATCTGCAAGTTAGCAGTAGTTGAGTCCACCAAATTCTGGTTTTCCAGTTCTTGGTATCGACTTCGGATTTCGTTTTCTTGGGCTTGCAGTTGTTGTTGCTGCAACGCAAGTCTCACATCTTCCGCACTTCGATAACCTTGTGCCTGCAAACCAGCAATGACGTCCGACCAGTTGTCTAGTTGTTGTTGTGCCTGTCTGGCACGTTCATTAACTTCTCTGAATCGGTCGTAAGGTATTGGACCCGGTTCACCCTGAATGTGAGATGGTTGCCCATCGTCTTGGACATACTGCACATCATCATTTACGCCCGTGATGCTATCTGTATCGTATCCGGCGGCGATACGAACATCGTCCAAAATGGCGTCTGCAACGCCTCCAAAGTCTGTCGCACCGGCTGATGAGTCCGGTGTGTGTGTCATCATCTCGTCAGACATCGTGAATATACTCCTAATTTCAACTAACTGCTAGAGTTTTTTGGTTTCTGAGGCACCAATTCCGCCTTGAGTTTTTCACGACCCACCTCGGTAATTGACTTCGCTGCCTCGTTTTCTTGCAATAGTCGTGACCTTTCACGCATCTTTGCAATATCTGCTTCAAGTTTTCCAGACTGAGCCTGTTGTTGCTTCTGAATGTCAAGTTCAGTCTGCATTTGCATTGCTTCTGGGTCAAACTTGCGAGTTTGTGCTTGCTGTTGTTCAGCCATAGCAGCCTGTTGTTCAGCCATAGCCTGTTGTGCTGCAGCCATAGCCTGTTCTTGTTCGTCAAGATGCTGCAGAATACGTGATGTTTCCGGCATATTGACCATCGTGACAACAAGTCTATTTGTTGCTGGGTCTTGTGGGTCACCAAACAATCCCATTTGCCGAAACGCCATGAGTTTCTGTAACTTTTGTTCGGGGCTGTCCTGTTGCGTAGACCCCGGTACATACACGATGCGATAATTACCACCATTGCGAATATGCTCAAAATTAACAACGCCTTGAGCCATATCTTCTGATGGATTGCTTTCTTCGTCAGTAGAACCTACAAATGGAACAATACCGAACTGCTCAACAAGAGCAATCTCCCATTCTTTAATTTTGGCTG